TCTTGCCCCAAGCCCTGATTGTTACCAACATGAACGCCAATGGCGCTGCTGTCGGTACTACAACTGGTCTGGCTGTGGGTGTCTCGACCACTTCTGGCGGCTCTAGCTTGTACGGCTCTGTCACTATTGCTAACTTGACTTCTGTCAACGGCGTGTCTGTGACTTCTCCTTCCGCACAAACTACTGCTTTGACCACGCAAACGCTTTATGTCAACGTGACCGCTTTGACCACTCCCGTGGCTGGCGCTACCTTTGACGTGTACGTTTACTGCTATGATTTCAGCACACCCTTGCTGTAATCTGAAATGAAGTAGGGAGAAGCCATCCTCACAAGGGGTGGCTTTTTCTGCTTTTAAAGCTACAATTAACAAACCTTTTGCAAAGGACTCAAAATGTCATCTACGACTATTACCCGTGGTAATTCCCACGAAACTTTTTATATTCAGCCTTCATTAACGCCTGTTGCTGTTGCTGCTAACACTACCGCCGCCCAAACCTTTGCTTTGCCTGGCTTGCAAACGACTGACATCGTTGTTGTGTTGGGTCTGAACGGTTCGCAAATTGCTGGTATCGTGGTTGCTGAAGCTGATTGTTTGGCTGCTAATGTGCTAACCATCCAATTTGCTAACGTAACTGCTGCTTCTGTTACTCCTACTGCTGGGGTTTACACCATCCAAGTTACTCGCTTGGAAGGCCCCGCACCTGTAACGGCTGTCTAACATGGCAAATACTTCTGTCCTCAGAATTGGTGGCCCTACTCTCGGTTTAACCGTTGGTACGGCTGCACACTCTGCTGTCCAGTTAAAAGCTAACACGCCAGACCAGATTAACTATGTTGCCTGCCTAAATACTGGCTCTGGCAACGTGGCAATCAAATTTAGTCAGCTTTCTACGGACACGGCTGCTTTGCCTACTGATGGGACTTTTGCAGACTTTGTGCTGCCTGGCGTCATGGAAACACCCGTGGTGCTTGCTTGCCCTCCCATGAATAGTCAATTGCCATGCTACGTTACTGCTATTGCATCAAGTGCTGGTAACACGGTGTTTATTACACCGATGGTTGACCAATCGTAAGGAAAAAAATGGCTGGCCCAAATAAGACCGTTGACCAGAACATCCTGCCTGTTCAGGCATTGTTTAATTTGGATAATTCGTTCAATACGTTTATCGGTCAGGGTCAGCCCTTTTATGCAACTGTCAATCCCATTCAATCGGGTCTGACAATCACAAATTCAACCATTGATAGCTCAGTTATCGGTGGCTCTGTCCCTGCTGCGGCTACTTTTACCTCGATGGCTACGACCTCGGGTACTGTGGCTAATACTGCGGCAAGCCCGACAGATATTGTTAATAAATCATATGTTGATATGGTGGCTCAAGGCTATCAGATCAAAGCTGAAGCCCAATGCGCTACAACGGTCAATATCACGCTTTCTGGCCTTCAAACAATTGATGGCTACACTACCCTAGCTGGCGACCGAGTTCTTGTTAAAAATCAGTCTAATCAAGCTAATAATGGCGTTTATGTCGCAGCTTCTGGTGCTTGGTCACGTTCAACTGATTGCGCTACTTACGCCTCGCTGGTTTCGGCATTTATCTTTATTCAAAACGGCTCAACTCAGCAAAATACTGGTTGGGCTTGCACAATCCCTACATCTGGAACGCTTGGAACGACACCAATTACTTGGTCGCAGCTTGCCAGTTCTGTGGGTTATTTTGCTGGCACAGGGTTAACCCTTAGCTCTTACACGTTTAGCATTACCAACACAGCAGTTACCGCTGGTTCTTACGGTTCTGCATCAAGCGTTTCAACGTATACAGTCAATGCACAAGGCCAATTAACCGCTGCTAGTAATACCGCTATCAGCATTGCACCGAGCCAGATCAATGCGGCGATACCCAATAGTTCCTTGGCGAACTCTAGCGTTACGTTCAATGGTGTTAGCGTTGCTTTGGGTGGCAGCGGAACGATTACTGCCCAAACTCCCAACGCCCTTACTATTGGTACTGGATTATCTGGCGGCTCATTCAACGGCTCCAGCGCAGTAACGATTGCGAATACTGGCGTTCTTAGCTTCTCGGCTGGCACGACAGGGTTTACGCCTACTACGGCTACAACTGGCGCTGTAACGCTAGGCGGCACACTTAATGTGGCTAATGGTGGCACAGGCGCTACCTCGCTGACAGGCTATGTATATGGCAATGGCACAGGGGCTTTTACGGCCTCTACAACCATTCCTAGCAGCTCAATTACTGGCTTGGGTACTATGGCTACCCAAAACGCCAATTCTGTGGCTATTACGGGCGGCACTTTAAGCGGCGTGACAAGCACAGGTGAAACGCTAAATAACCCATCGATCAGCAATTACGCCACGTTTACGGCTGTTTCAGCGCCAACCTACACAGCAGGTCGGTTGTGGTATGACACCAATCAAAATGCGCTGGCTTACTACAACGATGTAACCAACAACACGCTGCACATTGGCGAGGAAATCCAGCTAAAGGTTTATAACAATACTGGCAGCACTATCAATATCGGTCAGCCTGTTTATGTAACGTCAACCAGCAGCGGGTATACATACCCCAATGTTGCCCTTGCTATCGCTAACAGTCTGACAACTGGTAACGTAATTGGCCTGGCTAACCAAAATATCCCAACTGGAACGGCTGGCTATGTAACAACCATTGGTCTTGTTCAAGGCCTTAATACTGGTAGCTACACCGTTGGCGACACCTTATATTTATCGCCTTACTCTGCTGGCTATTTCCAAAACACAATCCCGCCAACAGGTTACGCAATCAAGTTGGGAACTGTTGCTTATGTGAATTCGTCAAATGGCGCAATTTACGTTAACAAAAGCATCTTGTCTGTCCAGGCCGGAAACATTGTTGGGCAAGTTGGTCTGTCAAACGGTGGCACAGGCGCAAACTTGACCGCTGTTGCTGGCGGTGTGGTTTATTCCGGCGCTTCTGCTTTGGCTATTTCGGCAGCAGGAACAACAGGCCAAGTGCTGACCTCAAATGGCTCAAGCGCACCAACTTGGTCAACTCCCACGGCCTACGCTACGGTCACAGACGATACGACCACTAACGCAACCCGCTATCCATTGTTTGCGGCTACCACTAGCGGCAATCTGACAACCGAATACACAAGTTCGACCAAGTATCAGTTCAACCCTTCTACTGGAACGCTGACAGCAACGGTTTTTAGCGGCTCTGGCGCATCTTTAACCAGCATCCCTAACTCTGCCCTTAACAACTCATCAATCACCGTTGGAACGACCGCTATCAGCCTTGGTGGAACTGCTACAACGATTGCAGGGCTGACCAGCGTTACATCGACCACTTTTGTGGGCGCTTTGACGGGCAATGCGTCAACTGCCACAACTGCGACAACGGCGACTAATGCAAACAACGTAGCGATCACAGACAACACCAGTTCTAGCTCAACTTGGTATCCAGTTCTGTCGGCGGCATCTACGGGCAATAATCCCGCAACGACTAGCTCGACCAAGCTGTCTTTTGTGCCTTCTACTGGCACATTGACCGCAACTCAGTTCAGCGGGTTACTGGTTGGCTCTGCCCCTGTCACGGTGGCTGCAAGCACTTATTCTGTGGCGGCGACTGACATTTGGGTTATCAACAACTATGCTGGCACTCTGACGCTGACATTGCCCACAGCATCCAGCTATTCGGGCCGTGTGTTGAATATCATCAATTACCAAGCCTACACGGTGGTTTCGGCATCTTCTAATGTTGTGCCGATTGCTGGTGGCTCTGCTGGCACAGCCATTTTGAACGCCATTGCTGGTGACAAATGCACCTTGGTTTCTAATGGCACAAACTGGGTTTTGGTCGAATACATCCCGAATAACATCCTTTTGCTGAACTAACATGAACTACAAATGGTATATTTCTAAGATTTCAGCTACTGATGGGCTAATCACCCATGCACATTACAAATGTGTGCTGACTGACGATAATTTGTCTGTTGAAACTGAAGGCAACTGGTGGTTTAATGAGCCAAAGATCAAAGTTCCTTTTGAGCAAGTGTCAGAGGAAATGGTTGCTGGTTGGATTGAGCAAGAGGCTGTTAAAGATGGCGTTTGCCACATAAAATCTAGGCTAGAGGAACAGCTTAAAGCATTAGAAGCACACAAAACCGTTGTTGCTCCTTGGTTGCCTCAAGTTTTCACACCGGAGTTATAAATGACAGTTAATCTTTCTCTATTTGCTGGTGCTGGCGCACAATTTTTTGATAATAATGGTTTGCCTCTTAATGGTGGACTTCTTTATTCCTATGCTGCTGGAACTTCCACTCAAGCTGCTACTTACACATCAAATAGCGGCTCAATTGCTAATAGCAATCCTATTGTTCTTGACTCTGCTGGTCGTGTGCCAAATGAAATTTGGTTGACTCAAGGTTCAACATATAAGTTTGTTTTACAAACTTCTGTTGGTGTGCAAATTGGCTCATGGGATAACATTCCTGGCGCTAACGACCAAACATCAATAAACGCAGTAAGTGCAGCTTTAACAGCATTTGAAACATCCCTTGCTTCTTCTACTGGGTCTAGTTTAATTGGCTACAACGAAGGAAGCACAGGTGCAGTAACCACTACGGTTCAAGCTAAGTTGCAGCAAACTATTAGCGTTCAAGATTTTGGCGCTAAAGGTGATGGCGTAACTGATGATACGGCAGCTGTTCAAGCTGCAATTGTTGCTTGTATTGCAAATAACAGTATTTTAACTGGTGAAGGCACATTTAAATTAACTTCAACAGTAAATTTTAGAAACGTATGTGTAAATATGCCTAATGCTACTTTTAAAGTAGCTCAATCAGGTTTAGGTGTTTACATTGGCGGCAATTCCGCAAATACAAATAACCCACCACAATGTTTTGGCGCTATTATTCGATCAGTTGGAACCGATGCTTACTCAACCCCAACAATTCGCATGATCGGCGCATCTTGCCAAGATATATATGTTGGTTATACAGGATATATTCAATTATACGCTGATACAAGCACATCTGAAAATGGTCAATCTTATGCTATTCAATATTCTAATATTACAATCATAAATTGCACCACTTTGGAATTAACCAATAACGCATCAACAACAGGAAATCCTGCCCAACAATATATCAATGAAAATTGCTTTACTTTAAGTGCAATTCAAAATTTATTGATAAATGGAACTTATGGTCACAACCATAATACTTTTAACCAAGGTTCTTTTGAAGGAAATGCCAACATCAATATGCAGGTTGGTGGTTCTAATTATGTAAATAATATTAGAAATGAAGGTTTATTAACTGTAAATTTTGCTTCTGGTGTCCAAGATTGCATAATTACAATCGGATGGGTAAGCTCTGGAGATCGTTATCCCAATTATGCAAATTTATCTATAACAAATAATGGTGCAATGTGTGGTGTTCAGCATCTTTATGATCTTTATGCGCCTTTGATTCCCATTGTAGGTTTTAGTTATCAAAACTTAATTAAAGTAAGCGCAAATTACAATGTAATTGGTGCAAGTAACATAACTATAAATTCAACCAATTTAAGTGTTCCAAGTTTTACAACTTTTTACCAAAGTGGTTTAATTCCAGTAAACGGCGATACTAACGCAATTTTTGAATTAAATATATATAATGCTTCTGGCGGTATAAGAACAGTTGTTACTGGATACGATAGCACAAAAACAGCAATAACACCTGCATCAAATCAAGTCACATTTGATGGATATGGAAATGTTGCTTTTGGACAATCCAGCAATACATCAAACGCAATTCAAGCTGATAGATTCTTTGTTCTTCCTACAAATTGTGCATTTATACAAATTACTGTAAATTCTGCGGGAACTGCAACGACCTTTGATAGTTTTTATCTTGGTGTTAGAGCTGCTGATACACAATTAAGAAAAAAAATTGATTCGTATACATTCACAACAAATAATCTTTATTAAAAGATTTATTTATGTCTAATACGAAAATATCTTCATTAACTTCCGCTGCTACGCCTTTAGCGGGTACGGAAGTTTTGCCTGTTAATCAAAGTGGCGTTACTACACAAGTTTCTGTCGCAAATTTAACTTCTGGGCGAGCAGTAGGCGTTTCTAGCTTAACCGTAACTAATGCAAACCCACGATTAACCCTTTCAAACACAGGAACAGGCTATACTATCATAGACGTAAGTAGCGGCGGTGGTAGTTTTTATGTTGGAGCAGACGACAGCGCAGGTAGCACTTTTGGCACTTCTGCTTACGCTCGAATTTTGTATGGGTATGGCAACTACCCTATGATATTTGCCATAAATGGCCTAGAAAAATTCCGCATAGACACCAGCAGCAATTTTGTTCCTAAAGTAGCGGGTGCTGGCATCAATTATACAGCCAATACCCCGCAATCGGGAATGACTAGCCAGTTGTTGAATTGGTATGAAGAAGGTACTTGGACGCCAAATCAAGGTGGTGGTCTTACAGTTATTGGTGCATTTAGTTCGACAGGAAAATATACCCGCATTGGGCGTAATGTAACTATTAGCGGAACAGTAACTGGAGCAACAAGTGTTGCTGTAATTGCGGCTGGAGTTATTACAACAAATCTTCCTTTTACTGTCGGCACTGCTGGTCATGGAAATGCCACTAATGCAGCCGTTAACGCATTTTCTGCTGTTATTTGTAGTTCTACAAATGTAACTTCTGCGGGTGCTATTGCTTCTACTGGAACTATTACATTTTCAGCAACTTATTTTGTTTAATTATGGCTATCACATATAAATGGTCAATCCCTAAGATGACGGTTAATCCATCTGTTGATGGTAAAACCGATGTGGTGATCTATGCCGATTGGATGTGTGTCGGTACTGATGACGTTAACAACCTGACCGCCGCCGCTGCTGGAACGGCTAAGTTGGGTGAGCCAGCAAACCCATTTACGGCTTACAACGACTTGCAAGAGTCTCAAGTTTTGGCTTGGTGCTTTGAACCTATAACGTATAGCGTTACAAACCCAATTGACAACACAACCATTACAATTACGATTAATCTGCAACCAGACACAGAAGCCCAAGTAGCGGGTCAATTAGCTCGTCAACTGGCTGCTATTTCTGCCAATCCTCCTCTGCCTTGGATTAAACATGACCAAACCAATTGACATCATTAGCCGAGCATTAAAAGACATTGGTGCTTTGGAAGCAGGGGAAACGCCAACGGCTGACGCTGCCCAAGATGCTTTCGATATGCTGAACGGCATGATCGATCAATGGTCAAACGAATCCATGATGGTCTACTACAAGAATGAGATCATCTTTCCTGTTGTGCCAGGTCAGACCCAATACACCATTGGCCCAACTGGTGAAATCGGCGCAGGGTTTACTGGCTACGTCAGCGGCAATCAACTGACTGTTGCCAATACCAACGTCAACAACTTTGCTGGCACAGGCTCAATCAATAGCTCTACGCTGACAATTCTGTCGGTGTCCAGCGGTGCTTTGCAGGTCGGCAGCATCATTACTGGCGCATCTATCCCTAGCGGCACGTCTATTCTGTCGTTTGGGACGGGCAACGGCGGCGTGGGTACTTACACCATTTCGCAGTCGCTGTTTATCAACCAAGAATCGATCACGGCTAATGCGCCCATCATCACTTCTGGCGCTATCAGCAACGGTCAATATCTGACCACTAGCTACGGCGTAAACATGAACTTGCCCCAAGGAACGCAGATTGTGGCGTTTAACACGGGCGCTGGTGGGAATATCAATGAAGCAGGTACTTACACGCTTAATAATTACGTTACAACACCTAATCCTGCTTTTACGGGTTCTATTTCTGGGACTACCCTTACTGTTAGTGCTGTTTCTGCGGGTTATCTGGGTGTTGGTTGCGTGGTTAGTGGCTCTGGGGTTACAAGCGGCACAAAAATCACGGCGGTATTAACTGGCTCTGGTGGCGCTGGCACTTACACGGTTTCTGCTTCTCAGTCGGTGGGCAGCACCTCAATGACAGGGACTGTTACGCCTTTCCCGATCACGGCTTACTATCAGCGCCCTCTGACCATTTCTAGCTGCTTTGTGCGTATTAACACGAACTCTAACGGCATCCCTGTCCAGAATGGCGGCTTGGATTACCCAGTAGCTGTGCTGTCGCTGGAAGAATACGAAATGATTGGCTTAAAGACCTTGAACGGCCCTTGGCCCAAGGCGCTTTACTATCAGCCAACTGAGTTGCTCGGTAACATTTACTTGTGGCCTAACCCTGCACAGGGTGAGATGCATATGTTTACCGACAACATCTTTAGCAGCTATACCTCGCTTTACGACACCATCCAGCTTCCACAAGGTTACATCAATGCGCTGCGGTGGAACTTGGCTTATTTCTTGATGCCGATGTATGGCAAAGCCTCGCAGACCCAGATTGCGATGGTTACCAAGAACGCCAACGATGCCAAGGCTACTGTAAAGCGCACGAACATGAAACCGCCTCAAGTGGCTCGGTATGCAGATGCTTTGCTGGTTGGGCGTCAAAAGGATGCGGGTTGGATTTTGTCTGGCGGCTTCTTCCGATAAGGATAAAAAATGGCAGATTTTGGATTTGTCGGGCCTTCTTACGAAGCTGCTTCTATCTATCAGGAAGCTCAAGAGTGCATCAATTTCTATCCTGAGATTGACCCTCTAAAGCAGCCTGGTCAGCGTGGCGTGGTGGCTTTGTATCCAACCCCAGGGCTTACTGAAGTCTTGCAGCTTAACAATGCCCCTGTTCGTGGGATGCGAACCCTATCTGGCGGGCAATGGCTGGTCGCTGTGGTTGGTAATGCTGTCTGGGCTATCCAATACGTTGATGGCGCTTACACCAAAACCCAAGTCGGAACGCTGACCACTTCCACAGGGCAAGTCTCAATTACCGACAACATAATGACTTACGGTGGGCTGACAGCTTACATCGTTGATGGCGCTAATCGGTATTACTGGATTGTTGGCTCGGCATCTACTGTTTCGCTGACCGCTACGGTTGCTGGCTCTATTCTGACTGTCACCAGCACCAATTTTGCTATTGGCACAGGGATTGTGCTTACTGGTAGCTCTGGTCAGATTACGATTGGTCAATTTACCACTACGTCAACCAGCGGCGTGGGTGGTTTGGGTGACTATCCTTTTACTGGCTCTGCCACGTCAGGGACATTCACAGCCCCTGCTTTCCAGAAATTGCCCTCTACTGATGGTGCATTTACTGGCGCTGTGACCTGCGATGTTGTGGATAACTACATTGTTTACAACCAAGGCGGCACTCAGGCATGGGGTTCTACTGACCTGCAAGCTGACGTTCAAAATGGCGATCTGCCCTTGGTTACGCCTTGGTCGTCCAATGCTGTTTACGGCAACAAAGATGGCTCCCCTGACCCATTGGTTGGTCTTATTTGTGATCACCGCCAAGTCTTTTTGTTGGGCGAATTTACCTCTGAAATGTGGACTGATGTTGGCACAGTCGTGCCTGGTGTCATTTCGTTTGCTTTCCAGCGTGTGCCTGGCACTTCACTCCAACACGGTGTTGTTTCGCCTTTCTCAATTGCTCGATTCGGTGAGCAGTTTGCTTTGGTGGCTCAAGATACCCGAGGCCAAGCAGTTATCGGGGTTATGAAAGGCTACTCATTTGAGCGCATTTCTACCCATGCTGTCGAGCAAACCCTAATGAACCAATACGTTGGCGATGCTGTGGCTTACACCTATCAGCTTGATGGGCATGAGTTCTACGTTGTCACTTTCCCGACTGTAAACCTGACATGGGCTTATGACTTGCGTTCCCAAATGTGGCACAAGTGGCTAGCTTGGGATGGTGAGCAATACCAGCGCCATCGGTCTAATTGTGGTGTATTGTTCAACAATGTCTATTTAGTTGGTGACTATCAGAATGGTATGATCTATCAACTGGATAATGCAGTTTATACGGACAATGGAGCGACAATCCGTAGGGTTCGGCGTGCACCCCATCTGGTGACTGACTTCCAACGTCAGTATTTTGCCGAGTTCCAAATCCAATTCCAGCCTGGTGTTGGCTTACAAAACGGTCAAGGCAAAGACCCGCAAGCTATGCTGCGTTGGTCTAGCGATGGCGGCTCTACTTGGTCTAATGAACATTGGGCTTCTATGGGCAAAGTGGGCCAATACACCAAGCGGATTATTTGGCGGCGTTTGGGATGGGCTCGTGACCGTATCTTTGAAGTTGCCATTTCTGACCCTGTAAACTGCGTTATCGTTTCTGCCAATTTAAAGGCTGAAGGGGCTGAAAATTGAGCGTCACTTCTTCTGGCTCCGGCGGCAATTTAAATTGGCCTAGAACGCCGTTTATTGACCAGCAAACCATGATGCCGAGCTTGCCTTGGCTTTTGTGGCTGCAAAACCCTTCTGTCAATTCGTTTAGCTCTGCCAATGCTTTGGGCATTAACTCTGGCGGTACTGGGGTTTCTACCAAGCCTACTAATGGTCAATTGCTGATTGGCAATGGCTCTAGCTATACGTTGGCTGGTTTGACAGGTGGAACTGCCATTGGTGTTACTAATGGCGTAGGGTCAATCACCCTCAACAACCTCGGCGTGACCTCTTTGATCGCAGGAACGGGCATCGGGGTTAGCTCTGCTACTGGTGCGGTTACTGTCTCAAATACAGGCGTTTTATCGTTTTCTGCTGGCACTACGGGGTTTACCCCATCCTCTGCTACGACAGGGGCTGTGACCCTTGGTGGGATTTTGAACCTTACCAACGGCGGCACAGAGGCATCTACCGCAGCAGGTGCTAGAACTAACCTTGGTTTAGGCACGATTGCGACCCAAGATGCCAATAATGTTGCCATAACTGGCGGCTCTATTTCTGGTGTGTCAGCAAGCGTGACAACGCTAACGACCTCATCTACAATCACGGCTAATAACATAGCAACAACTGGCACTCATACTACGATTGCTAAGTGGCTTCCAGTTGTTTGTGACGGTACAACGTATTACATCCCGCTATATACATGACCCCAACTGATATGTTCAACGCAAATCTAGGTCACTTTGATGTTGACCCAGGGGTTATTCACCACTTTTCTGATGGGCTTTATGCAAAACAAATGCAGTTGCCCAAAGGTTACATGGCAGGAATGCACGTCCACAACTACTCGCATTTGAGCATTTTGGGGCAGGGCAAAGTGATTGTTAAGGCTGGTGACAGCGAGCGGATTTATACAGCGCCAGCTTGCATCAATATGCCAGCGCAGGTCATTCATTCAATTATTGCGCTGGAAGATGCTACTTGGTTCTGCATCCATGCGACTGAAGAAACTGATGTTAATAAAGTGGATGAAGTCTTAATCCACGAAGGGGTCTGATATGCCATTTGCTTTTATTATTCCAGCAGCCGCTACGCTAATCAGCGGAGCTATGCAATCGAGCGCATCAAAAAGTGCCGCATCTGCTCAAGCTAACGCTGCTAACAATGCTGCTGCATTGCAACAACAGCAGTTCAACACCATTAACCAACAGCAAGCCCCTTATAGACAGTCTGGTTATAGCGCCTTAAATCAGATCGGGTCTATGCTTGGCGGCTCACAGCCTCAGTATGACCAAAACGGCAACTACATCGGCGACCAACAAGGTTCTGGTTATTTGACGCAACAGTTTGGCCCAGACCAACTAAAGTCTAACCTTGCCCCTAATTATCAGTTCATGCTGAATCAAGGGGTTGGCGCTGGAACGCAAGCTGGAAATGTGGGCGGTGGCGGCTCAAACGTGCAACGGTCTAACCAAATTTTTGGTGAAAACTACGCCTCTAACGCCTATCAAAACGCTTTTAATAATTTTTCAAATCAACGCAAAGACATTTACAACACTTTGGCAAGCATTGCTGGCATTGGTCAAACAGGTCAATCAGCAGTTAACCAAGCTGGTATGAACACAGCAACTAACATTGGTCAGGCTGGTATTGGCGCAGCTAGTGCTATTGGCGCTGGTCAAATTGGCTCGGCAAATGCTTTGGCTGGTGGTTTGCAAGGTGCTGGCAATCAGTATCAGCTTTCACAGTTGCTGAATCAAAACTACATCCCTGGCTACGGTTCACCATCTGCGGCCTTTACATATCAAAACACGCCAGGCTCATCTGGCTTTGTTGGCCCTGTTTCTGGTTCAAATCGCTAAGGATAAAACATGGCTGATTTAAGCGTTACACCAGTTTCCACAGGCATTAAGCCACAGCAGCAAATGTCGCTTGGCGACTTGATGAACATTGCATCAAGCGCACAAGCGTATCAACAAGCGCAGCAACTGAACCCTTTAGCGGTTCAAAAGGCTACCGCTGATGTGCAATCGGCTCAACAAACTGCACAAGGTGGCGCTGTTGATCTGCAACAAAAGCAAACAGGGTTCAAAGAAGCTCAAGCAATTAAAGAGGCCATTGCAAGCAATCCAGATCAGTTCATGACTAATGGCAAGTTTGATACTTCCAAGCTAAACAGAGTCATCCCGCAAATTGCTCCTTTGACTGCTGCTGAACAAATTGACCGATACACCAAAGTTGCAAATAGTCAAGCTCTAGCGGATTCCGCCAAATTAGGTTTGACCAAAGATCAAAAAAGCATTTTTGGCTCTACCATTTCTGCACTTGGTTATGCTGGTGTTGATGACCCTGCTAAATACAGCGAGGCAATTCAAAACATTATCAAAGCTCACGGCAATGATAAAGACATGGTGGATTTAGGCACAGCATATACAAAAATTCTAGGTCTTTCAGACCCTGGCGCACACATTTCCGAATCTGCTAAACAGCTAGGGCAGTCTTTAATGAGCCAGCCAGAACAGTATTCTGCATTTGCTCACAAAGCATCTTTAACACCTACTGGTCAGGTTCAAGTTACAAAACCTGCTGTTGCTGGTAATGAACCATCAATCACTTTGGGCCAAGCTCAAGGGCAGAATCCTAATTTGGGTGTGCAAGAAATTGGCGGCGTTAAATACAACGTAACTACTGCTCCAGATGGTTCATTGGTATTGAAACCAATGACATTGGCTCAAACTCCGGCTGCTGGCGGTGGCGCACCTGCTGCTAAAACAGGTAACAAATTGTTTGATGAGCCTTTTGCGCCTCATCCAGCAAACCAGCCAGTTCAATATGGGCCAGGCGAAGAAGAAGCTTCAAAAACAGGCGCACAACTTAAATCAACTGTTGGCGCACAAGTCACACCTGCTAAACAAGGTATTCAAGCTGCTGAGAGAGTCATTAGCTTGGCTGACACAGCATCACCCACATTTTTGGGTCAAGCATGGAACAAAGGCAAATCTGCTTTGGTTGGCAATACAGAACTCAATGAGTTGGCTAAAAACATTGCCCAACTGCAAGTTCAAAATGCTGCCGCTATGGGTGTGACGACAGACCAGCAAGCTGCTAATGTGGCTAAAGCAACTGGTGACATTGCAATCACCCCTGATGCTTTGCGTGATGTGGCTCGAAACACAAAAGCTAGTAGCTTGGCTCTGGTTGACTTTAACAAAGCATTTGCCAACTACATTGCCAAGCGTGGCCCTGTTACTGGCAATGCCAATGCGGTGGCTTTTCGTGATGCTTGGGGCAACAACTATGACCCCAAAATCTTCTTGGTGCGTGACATCAATGCTTCCAATATGTCGAAAACGCAAAAAGAATTGGAACTTTCACGCATCACAAAGGGTTTGAGTGATGATAAATTGCGTGAATTGCAAACCAAAGCACTTAACATCAAGCGTCTTGAACGTGGGGATTATGAATAATGGAATACACCGATGACCCAGATGTTTTTGCTTTTGAGCCAAGGTTTGATTCTTTAATTCGTAAAGAAGGCATCGACCTATCATCACCAAAAGCTAATTTTGTTCGTGCAATTTATGGACAAGAATCAGGCTCTGGGGCAAATACTAAAACCAGCAATCGTGGTGCTGGTGGTGGTATGCAAGTTAGACCTGATACTTTTAAGCAGGTTTATCCAGATGGCGACCCTAAGAACGCAGATCATCAATTGGTTGCAGGGATTCGCTATGCAAGTCAAGGCTATGACGCAGCTAAAGGCGACCCTAAACTAGCAGCCACTTATTACTATGGTGGCCCTGGCGGTATGGCACAAGCCCAAAAAGGTATTGCTGTTAGTGACCCTGTAAACCCTAAAAATCCAAATACTTTTCAGTATGCAGATCAGGTCGTAGCTCGGATGCCCAAAACTGGCGGCTATGACTATGAGAATGACCCAGATGTTGCCGCCTTTAGCGGAAAAGCCGCAGCGCCACAAACCACTAGCGGCGTGTCAGATTTCTTGCGTGAGTCTATGCAAAAGAGAATGGCTCAACAAAAAGGCACAGAACAAATTGTTGGTCAAGGTCTCAAAGAAGCTGGCGAAAAAACTGCTGGAATGTTGGACGTTCTATATGGCGGCACTATTCCGGCTGCTGCTGGAACTGTGGCGCAAACTGTTGCTAATGCCGCTGGCGGTATAACTGGGTTATTTGGCAACCGTGTTGTCAGCCCAGAAAGAGCCGAACAACTTGGTCAAAACGTAACTGAAGCATTTTCACACCCGTTGGGGAAATTGTTTGGCATTACTGGCGAGCAAGCCTATCAGCAGCCATTGAACAATGTAACAGCCCCTCTTGCTAAACAAGTCAATCATTTGTTTAACGATTTGGGTTTGACCCCAGAGCAAATATCAGAAAGAACTGGCATACCTGCGGCAAACATCCGAAACATTGTGAATGTTGGTAGCTATGCTGTTCCAAATGTAGTGGCAGAAGTTGTAAGCCCTGTGGCTAAAGCATTTAGTAATGCTTATAAAACAGTCGAAAACATGGCTGTGCCACAAGGCGCTGGTGGGCAGATGGCTCAACAATTTGCAGCCAAAAAAGGGGCAATGGGTTACAGCGGTGGCGCTGCTGCCACTACTACTGCGACTGATGCACAAGCTGCTTTGGCACAAGCTCCAGAGCATATTCAGCAAGCATTTGCTGGTCGTGACCCTGCTTCATTTACACCTAAAGAAATTGAAGCAATTAACAATCATTCGCAGTTTGCTCGATTTGATATGTCTCCAACAGAAGGTCAGGCTTTGCAAGATGCAAAACTAATGTCTGATGAGCATAACGAACGCAATCTGCCAGGCAACGAACCATTGCAGAAGAAGTTTGAAGAACGTAACGACAAACTGATTCAAGGGTTTGACAAAGTTCGTGAGAATGTTGCCCCTGATGTGTATGAAACAACGCCTGTGTCAGCCGCCAACCTTGCTTTGGAAAAGATGGTTGCCAATGACAATATGCGTAAGTCAGTCATCAATGCCAAATATAAAGCCCTTGCTGATGCCAATGGCGGCAACTTGCCTTTGAGTGGTTCGCAGTTTGTTAATGACGCTACGCAAGCACTTCAAAAAGCTAACAATGCACGATTCTTGCCAACGCCCGTTAGAGAAATCATGCAAGAAATTGGGCAAGGTGAATCAATGTCATTTAATGACTTTGAAAACTACCGCACCATTCTTGCTAACGAAGTTCGTAAAACGCAACGTGCTGGTGATGGCAATGCCACTTCTGCGATAAATACTGTCAGAAATGCGCTAGAAAACATCCCAATGACTGAAGCCAGCGCACCTATCAAGGCATTGGCTGATGACGCACGTTCTACTGCTCGTGCTAGATTTAAGTTGATTGAAGATAACCCTGCTTACAAAGCAGCGATTAGTGACACACGAACACCAGAAGAAATTTCGTTGGGCATGACCCATCCAGCGGCTAATAATTTCTTGGACAAGTTCTATTCTGGCAAGACACCAGAAGTTTATTTAAACCGTTTGATTCAAGAAATTGGCCCACAATCTGAAGCCCATCAAGGCTTAAATGCCGCCACTATTGACCGAATCAAAGGGTCAAGCGGTGTCAAAGGCAACAATACTGGTAATGTAAGCCAAGCAGCTTTGAACAAACAAGTTCACAATGTTTATGGCGAAAACTTATCTACTATGATGGGCAACGAAGGTACACAATGGCTGCATGATTTGGCTGATGTTGCTCGTAAGTCTGACCCGACAGCCATCCCTGGCAACTATTCCAACGTGTCTAAAAGCGGCATGGTTGTCAATGCTGGCCCAATTGGGCAAGTCGCTGAACAAGCTGGTGGCCTTGCTGCAAGTGCGCTTGAACACGCAATTAACATTAAAACTGGCACACCTGCTGGCTCAATGGCAAGAACTTTCTTTAAGGCTAAAGCTGAACAAGAAGCCGCTGAAAAGTTAATGGCAGAGCGACAAGCTAAATTGCAAAAAACTTTATCACCGACTGCTGGCATAGAGCCACAGCCGCCCCGAGTTGTTTTATCTGGAATGGCAAAACCATGAGCAGCGAAATCGATCTGGTCAAATACGGTCAGCTTTGGCAAAAAGTCGAAGATTTGACACACAAAGTGGATAAGCTAGAAGTTGGCATGGAGCAATTGCTAGAACTGGCTAACAAATCCAAAGGCGGCTTTTGGGTGGGGATGGCTATCGTTTCGGCGATCAGTTCCTTTGTTGGTTACATAACCCACAATTTTATTAGTCTGAAATGATTGACCCAGTAAGCATTGGCCTTGCACTCAGCGGAATACAAAAAGCGGTATCGCTTGTTAAACACGCTGCTGAAACTGCACAAGATTTGCAGTCTCTTGGCCCTGCTTTGGGTAAATTATTTTCGTCAGCTAGTAATGGCGAAAAAGCAGTCGCAGAAGTTAAAGCATCTGGTAATGCTTCAAACATGGAAATTGCCATGCAAATTGAGTTGGAGTTGGATAAGGTTCGGGAAATTAAAGCCTACTACCAACTTGAGTTCATGAAGGCCGGTAAAGTTGATGTTTGGAACAAAATTCTTGAACGTGCTGGGAACATGGACAAGGCTGACAAGTATGCCGCCCAAGCTGCCGAAGATCGAGCCAAGAAGCAAAAAGAAGAACAAGAAGAATTCATACTCGCTGCTCTTGTTGTTATTTTGTTGGTATTTTTGCTTGGCGGTGGATACTATGTCGTGACCGACATTGTGGAAACGGCTAAAAAAGAACAGCACAGCAACTATAAAAGGAAGCATTAACATGGATTGGTTAGCTCAAATTGCCCCAACAATTGCCACTTGCTTGGGTGGCCCTCTTGGTGGCTTGGCTTATGAAGCCGTTTCTAAAGTCTTAGGCGTTAGCCAAGATGACGCACAAAAGATGCTGCAAAACGGCAAGCTAAACGCTGACCAGATTGCCGCTGTCCAGCAAGCAGAAATTCAACTCAAGGCACAAGCTCAGTCGATGAACTTGGACTTTGAGAAGCTGGCTGTGGAAGATCGAAAGTCTGCCCGTGATATGCAAGCGGCTACCAAGTCGTGGATACCCTCAATTCTTGCTATATCAATCACAGGCGGCTTTTTTGGCATCTTGGGTGGGTTGATGTATGGACAAATTCAACACGCACCACAGATCGACATTATGTTAGGTAGCCTTGGTACGGCTTGGACGGGCATCATTGGGTTCTACTTTGGTAGCTCACATGAAAGCATGACCAAGACAGAGATGATTCATAACTCGACACCTACACCATGAACTGGCTTGAAATTGCTACTGAGGAAATTAAGCGTCACGAAGGCTGCAAGCTAGAGGCTTATCCAGACCCTGGAACTGGCGGCGCACCTTGGACTATTGGTTACGGCGCAACTGGCCCAGAAATCCACTCAGAATCGGTTTGGACGCAAGATCAAGCTGACACAGACCTAGCCAATCGTTTAAACATCTTGGGCGACAAGATTGACGCTTTGACCCATGTACCCCTAAACGACAACCAGAAGGCGGCTATTTGCTCGTTTGTTTACAACGTAGGCATTGGTAGCTACAAGGGTAGCACTTTGTTGAAACTATTGAACGCTGGCGACTATGACGGTGCTGCCGAGCAGTTCAAACAATGGAATAAGGCGGCTGGTCGTGTGCTGCCAGGCTTAGTAACAAGGCGAGAAGAAGAATCTAAATTATTCCTAGCTTGACATATTGGCGTAATGTTAGACGCACCTAATGTCGTCATGAAAAACGTGCCAAATGCCGAGCAAGCCATTGTTTTTGATAACTTTATTAGAAAATGGCAAGCAAAGTTAAATTTGAACGATTGGCGCATTGAGCGTTATAACAAAGTTGCTAGGGATGCTATGGCTTGCATTAGCTTTGATGATGAGGCAAGACTAGCGACTTACCAGCTTGGTTCTTTTGGTGAAGAAGAAATTACACCAAGCAGTTTGGAATCTACTGCGCTGCATGAGGCATTGCACGTTTTTCTGCACGATTTGCGTAAATTCTCGGATGATGAGGGCGTAGAGCATCAAGTCATCAATGTGCTGGAAAAGCTGCTATTGGAGATTTAGATGCCTCTTATCAAACTGACAGATGATGAGTTTTTGCAACTTTGGCGGGAACACGGTTCTGCTAGAAAAATTGCCAAGATTACTGGCATGGATGAGAGAAACATTTACAGGCGCAGAGATCGGCTAGAAGAAAAGATTGATGCCCCTTTGTATAACATCAAAGAAAGAGCCATTGTTAGAGAGCATCCGGCCCGTAAGCTCTTAGGAATCGAAAATGGATGTGTCATCGTTTTTTCTGATGCCCATTTCTGGCCTGGCAATCGATCTACCGCTTTTGATGGTCTTTTACATCTTATTAAAGAACTTCAGCCCAAAGCCGTTATCTGCAACGGCGATGCTTTTGATGCCGCTACTATTAGCCGCCATCCTCGGATTGGATTTACTCACAGCCCATCCTTAGTCGAAGAACTTAAATCTTGTAAGACTCAGTTGGGTGAAGTCGAGGAAGCCGCTAAAGCAGCCCGTCA